GTCTGGCCCGCGCCGTTGAACAAATACGCTCCGCGCAGGCGGCCGTCGGTGTCGGTGCGGTTCTCGATGGCGGCGTACTTGGCGGTGCTCGCGCGCCCGGCGTCATCGATCAGGTGCAGCAATTCGTCGACTTCTGACGGCAGCGACAAGTCGCTCTCAAAAATAGCGGTGCGCGCCGACCTGTCGAACGAAACTTTGCCGTCTTCGCCCGTCAGCATCTCGACAACCTCGGGGGCCCTCTCGCCGACCCACTTCTTGATGCGGGCGAACTGCTTCGCCCCAGTCACGACACCCTTGGTCACCGCCTCCAATTCCTTGGCGATTTCAGCCGCCTCGACCTCGGCGTACTTCTGCGCGGCGCGCGCCAGCTCGACGTCGATGGGAATGCCCCTGTCGTTCATGCGCTCGCAAACGTGGTAATCCTCCCACTCCTCGGCAGTCATGTCGCGGATGACCATGCCGATGGTCGCCTCGACGACGACATCCTGCAGGCAGTATTCGAGGACGCGCTCGTACTCCTCCTCGGTGCCGGTGCCCTCGGTCGACAGCTTCTTCATCAGCTTGCCGCCCGCGAGGTCCTTCTTCTGCGGGATCGCCAACGCCTTCGCGCACAGGTCGAGCTTGCCGGGGTAGGCCGAGGCGCGGGCGCGGGCGGCGGTGCAGAACCACTGCTCCTGCGGCACCGCAAGGCCCGCGGCGTGCAGCGTGATCAGGCGCTCGAACTGGGCGTTCCACGCGAACTTCCTGACGCGCTCGTCGGACAGCGCCGCGAGCAGGTCAGCCGGCATCGGTTCGCCCTTCCAAGCGCGCCACGGCTTCACCATCTCGGGCTTGAACGTGTTCTCTTCGTAGATCGCGTAGCCGGCGCACATGATCTTGGCGCTCTGCGCGTAGCGGTAGGCTCCGACCACGGTCAGGTCGAGGGGCGCGGAGGTCTCGTAATCAAGGGACAGGATCAATGCCATTCTATTCTCCAAAGAAATGGGGGCGGCTTGCGGCCGCCCCCAGTCAGGCTTCAGCGACGACGACGACGAACCGTGCCCTCCTCGGCAGGCTGCGTCGAGGCCTTCGCCTCCACCTTCGGCTGCTCCGCTTCGGCGGGCGCGCCGCCAAGCTCCTGCGCGTCCGGCATGACCCACTTCTTGATGTCGAAGATCGGCGTGTAGATCTTGCCGTACTTCTTGTGCGGGTAGCTGTCGCAGTCGAGGTTCAGGATGGGGACGCACTTGCCCTCGGCGTCGTCCATCGCGGCCGCGATCAGCTGCATCATGTCGGCGAACGCGCGGCGGCCGCCGACCGAGTTGGTCTTGTAGAGGACGTGCGTCCCCTTATCCTCGCCGTTGAGGCAGACCATCTCGAACGAGCAGCACGGCGTCCACTCAGCTCCGACATCCTGCAGGTTGCCCCGCTGCACCGGCACCTCGCCGACGCGGGCCATCTGCTCGCCGAGGACGGTGCCTTCCTGCCCGCCGGTGCCCCACGCGATGAAGCCGAGCGACATCGAGAACGGGTTCACGGCCCACAGGCTGTTCTCCTCGACCTCGGTGTTGTCGGCCCCGTAGACCCACTCGCCGTCCTTGCCCATGCGCAGGAACGGGAGGCCGCCCAGCGACGACTTCGCCGCCGAGGACATCGCCTTCAGCGACTGCTTGAAGGCGTTGACGTCGGCCGGCGGGAGGCCGCCCTTCGAGAAGAGGCTCAGTTCGTTGCTCATTTACCTGTTTCCTTTCAACAGTGCTGCTGCCTTTGCAAAGGCCGCCACCGGCAGGACAGCGTCTGCGGTGTCGGTGTCACGAGCGAGCGACGGCGCGCTCGTGGTCTTCACGACGAGATCGTCGGGAAGCTCTCCCAGCGCCTTCTTGGCGGCTGCCGGGGTGATGGGTTGAATGGCCTTGTCGCCCTTGAGCCCGAGGCCGCGCAGGGCTGCGACCGTGTCCTTGACGCCCTGAGCCCACGCCATGCGCGTCGAGCCCGCCTTGAGGCGCCAGCCCGGCACGGTGCGGCCGTTCGCCAGCTCGTGCTTCACGCGGTCCTGCACGTGCTCGATCAGCTTCTCGACTTCCTTGGCCTTGAGCAGGATATCGCCCAGCTCCTGCGGCGACCAGTCGGGGTGGATCTTCACGTCGATCAGGTCCGCGAACATCTGACGCTGCGCGGGGCAGATCGCCTTGGCGCGGCACCATTTGCACCAGTCGCCAATCCGCACGTCGGCAGCAGGAGCCTTGCTGGCTGAGTGCGCCAGCTTGATCGTGCGCAGGAAGACCTCGGCCTCAGCGCGCGTTATCGTCGCCTTCGTGACGGGCGGATCGAAGGCGGGCTGGATGATCGCCAACTCGAACTCCTCGATGTCCTTCGAGATAACACCAAACGCAGGGTCCGCAAGCAGCGCCGCGGCAAGAAACTTCAGCTGCATGCTGTTGGGGGAGACTTCGACGTAACCAAACTTGTGGTCCGCGATCAGGGCGCGTGTGCCGTCCTCGGAAATGCCGATGACGTCGCCGGTTCCGAAGATCTCGTTCTCGACGATGACGAGCCGCTGCTCGACGAGCTGGTCGCCGCTGTAACCTTCGAGCAAGTCCTCGGCTGCGTCGAAAGCAACGCGCACGCCTTCAGCCAGCTCCGCGTCAATCTCGACGCCGGCGAACACGGCGCCGACGTATTCGTCGGGCTTGCCTCCTTCAAGGAGCAGGTGCTCGATCAGGGCGTGCTGCGCGCTGCCCTTCGCGGCGTACTCGCTCGCGGGCTGTTCGGGGGACTTGGCGTTGAGGGCGACGGAGCCGGGGCAGTTGATGACGCGCTCGGCGGTCGACGATCCGAATGGTGCGTGTTGCAATCCTAACTCCTGTTTGTTGGCGGGAAGCTATGCCTGATGACAAGCTGTCGTCAAGCCTGATACGTTAAAGCATGGAAAAACATATAGAAACGAAGTGCCGGAAGATCGCCAAAGCCCGAGGGCATGTGTTCTGGAAGCTCGTCGTGGCCGGGTATCCGGGTGTCCCAGACCGTCTCATGTTGTCCGCCGGCGGCCGCGTCGTGTTCATCGAATTCAAGGCACCCGGCAAGAAGCCGACGCCGCTGCAGGCGGCTTGGCATTCGAGGTTGCGTGCATTAGGATTTGAAGTACACGTGATCGACAACGTATCGGATTTCGAGGCCCTATGTCCGTGAAGCTGCGGCCTGTCCAAGAGCAGGCAATCACACATATTTACGAACGCAACGAGAGCATGATTTTTGCTCGCCCGGGTGCCGGAAAGACCGTGGTCACGTTGACGGCGTTGAGCGAGATGTTGGCCGACGGCACCGTGCGCCGCGTGCTGGTGACGGCTCCTCTGCGCGTCGCGGAGCTGGTGTGGCAGCAGGAGGGTGAGAAGTGGGAACACCTGCGGCACCTGCGGATCGCCGTGGCGACGGGATCGCCCGCCGAACGTGATGCAGCCGAAGGCGATATCGTCGTCGTGAACCATGAGAACCTCGTCGACTTTCTTGAGAAGCACAGCAAGGCCTTCGACTGCTTCGTGATCGACGAGCTGTCGAAATTCAAGGGGCCCACGTCGGCCAAGTGGCGGCCGACGCTGAAGCATACGGATCACATGAAAGTCCGCATCGGCCTCACGGGATCGCCCGTGCCGAACGGGCCCGAAGACCTGTTCGCCCAGACGCGCATCATCGACCACGGCCGCAGGCTCGGCCGCGACTGGGTCAAGTGGCGCGCGGCGAACATGTGGGAGCAGACGGAGAACGTCTGGAAGTGCCGCAAGGGTACGCTGGAGAAGACGCTCGCGAAGATCTCCGACATGACGTTCATCCTGTCGCCCGAGAACTGGGCGCCGCCCCCCGTGCGCCACGTCAAGGTTCCCGTCGACCTGCCCCCCGACATCAGGCGCGTCTACGAGGAACTCGACAAGACGAGCGTCGCCGACATCGAGGGCGAGGTCATGATGCCCGGCGGGCGGGCGCAGGTCGTCAACAAGATGCGGCAGGTCTGCGCCGGCTTCGTCTACGACGAGACGGGCGCCGGCAAGCGCCTCGATATGTTTCGCGTCGATGCCATCTGCGATGTCGTCGACGTGCAGACGTCGCCCGTCCTGCTGGTCTACGACTATCGCGAGCAGCTCGACGAGCTGAAGCGCCGGTATCCTGATGCGCCGGTGCTGGGGAGCGGCACGAAGCGCAAGGACGCGGCGAAGGCCGTCGAGGACTGGAACGCCGGCCGTCTGCGCGTGCTGATCGCGCACCCGGCGGCGTTCAGTCACGGGCTCAACCTGCAGTTCGGGGGCCACATCGTGTGCTGGTGTTCGCTGCCGTGGAGTTTGGATCAGTTCGAACAGACCATCATGCGCCTTGCGCGTGAGGGCCAGAAGGCCCCGGAGACGATCAGCTACGCGACCGTCGCCGTCGACACTGTCGAGGAGGATACCGTCTATCCGCGCCTGACGCTCAAAGCCGAGGTGCAGGACGCGGTGTTCGCTACAGCTTCTTGACGTAGATGTGCTTGGGCTCGATGCAAACCCGCGTGGCTTCACCTGACGCGAGCGCCGCTCGAAGCTCAAGGTGGTACGGGAAATTGACCTGATGCACGTTGCGGTCAGGATACTTCTTGCCTTTCCACATAATGTGCTTGCGGGCAGCTGTGCGCCCCCGATACTCAAAGCCAGTGGCCTTGTAGATGACGCCTGAGTGTCCGTGCATCGGGTCGGCGTAGCTCAGGATCCGGGTGTACCCTTCGCGGCGCAACGCGCGGAACATGACGCTGAGGGCGCGGCTCTCGCTGTTACGCGGCGCCTCGTCGTGCAGGACAAAGCGGCGCAATTCCAACAGGTTCCCGCCGTCGGCGTATTTCGCGGCTACGCCAACGCCCGCGGGCAGCCCGAAAATCGCGCCGCCTGCCAACTCTCCTTGATACTCAACCTTGAAGCAGCGCGACGCCGTAACGCCAAAGACTGAATGCGAGTAGTGGTGCGTCTCGATGAACGCCTTGATGTCCTCCAGCTCGCAAGGAGCCACGAAGAGGTCGGTGGAGCGGAGAGATCGGGATCGAACCGTCTTCTCGCGGGTGGTCCGCGCGCGCATTACCATTATGCTATCTCCGCGTATCGCTATCGTATCTTCGAACATCGCAGTCTAGTTCCTGATGGCTTAACCGTCGAGAGGCTCGCGAGGTCCAGCTCGCAGGCCGTCTTCTCGGCGTTGACGGCGGCGGTGTTGCCCTTGGGCGTCGTCGCCGGCGCCCACGCCGTGCCGTCCCACTCCTGCACCTGCCAGTCGGCCTTTGCGAGGCCGTGGGTGAGCAGCAGAAATCCCGCAGCGATGAGGAGGATGGTGATTGCGTCCTTCATACCTCGACCATCGCGGTGCCGGTGAGTTTCACGACACTCCACCCATAAGGGCACGCGGTCCGCGCCTGCCCTTCATTGTCGTAGAGCATCGTGCCGCTCTGCCCTGTAGAGTTGAAAAAGGCCCACCTCTTTACCTCGACGTCCTTCCAGCGCGGCAGCGTTGCGAGGTGCGCGCGGGCGGCGGACAGGATCAGGTCCTCATACTCGTTTCGCGGCATCTGCTCGAAAACGTCAAGCGCCTCCTCCAGTTCTTTCGCGTCGATCATGTCCTATCCTCCTACTCTGAAACCATACTCGCGCGCGGCGGCGGCGTGCAGTGCCGAGGCCATGTACTCAAGGTCCAGCGCCATGATGAAGCCGTCGAGCATCGCCGGGCGCATGGTCTTCTTGCCGGTGTAGAGGCGGCTGATGTGCTGCACCGACACGTCCAGTTCGGCGGCGATGTCCTTCGGCTTCTTGCCTTGCGCCGCCGCGAGCCTTCGCAGGCGTTCACCCAGAGGCAGCGCAGGATCCGTGAGGGGTCTCATTTATACTTCTCACAGGGGTTGTGCCAGTCCATCGGATGTGGCGGGTAGCAGCGGAAGCACATGGCCTGCGACACCCACGCGCTCTTCCCCGTGCCGTCCGCATAATCGTGGACTTCCTGCTCGTAGGCCTTCGTCTCCTGCTCGTAGACCGTCGCCAACCGCTCCAGCGCGGCGGCGATACGCTTGGCCGTCTCTTCACTAACCATCAGTCAAGCCCTTTCAATGCGGTTTCGATGTCGTTGCGGCGCTTCAGCAGCGCGACCTTGAGCGGCTCCCAGACGTAGCCGGGAACGGGCGTCGTGCCGCGACGCCAGCGGTACACGGTCTTGCGGTCCACCCCGAGCAAGCGCGCGAGGTAGTCAACGTGCTGCGCGCCGTGCAGCAGATATCCGAGGCGGGCGAGCCTGCGGGGCGCGCCGGGGGCCGGGACGGTGGTCACAAGGCCTCCAGAACGATCTCGGCCTTCAGGGGCACGGCGCGGCCCCTGTGCGCAATGATGGACGCGACGCGCGCCCGCGCGACGCGCGCCGTCAGCTCCAACTCGGCAGGCGACCGGGCAATGCGCCGGACGCTGTCGGGGCTCATTTCCAGCAGGTCGAGCATGACGCCCAACGCGACGCGTTCCGCGTAACCCGTGGAGGGCCCCCAGCCGCTCCAGCTCACCTGAAAGGTGCAGTCGTGGATGGTCAGCATGGTTCAGTCGATCCTGCTGTATGAGGTTGCGTCGATGCCGTGCTTGGACAGCACGTCGGCGGGGCACGACGTGACCTCGCGGGCGAGGGCATTCAGCCAGTCACGGTGGGAAGCATTCAGTCTGAGCGCAGCCATTGTCATTCTCCTGTCTGAGGTTGAAATCACGCCGCCTTCAGCCGGCGCTCGTAGTGCATGACCCGCAGGCGCAGGGCGGCGATGCGCTTGGCCTCCACGGCGGCCAGCTGCTGCTCGATCAGGAATTGCTTGCGCATCGCGGGGGCGGCGGCCACGGTGGCGAGGATGGTCTTGGTCATGCGCTGCGCCTTCGGCGGCAGCGGCAGGCGTGTCTCCAGCGCCATCAGGCGCCCGGCCTCGTACAGACGCTGCACGCCACCGATGTCGGCGACCGTGGGCCAGACCTTGCGGGCGACGTCGTCGAGGAAGGGCGCGCCGTTGACGGCGGACTGCCATCCGTAGCGGAAGATGGGGTTGCTCATGTACCGGGCCCAAGTGCCGCCGCCGCGTTGTGATTGATTTGCCATGATGCTATCTCCTATTCGATGACGGTGGGCGCGCGGTCGACGACCTTGCTGCCCGCCTTGCGGATCATCGCCGCGACGCGGTGCTTGGTGACCTTGTAGCCCGCCTTCAGGCGGCGGACGGGGTGCCCGCACCAGACGTGCGCAAGGCCGGGGGTCGCGAAGTCGACGACGAGGAAGAGGCGGTTGTCGGACGTTTCGATGATCATCACTATCTCCTATTCGATGTCCCGACTATGCGGCAGTCAGGGGCCGCCGTCAAGCGGCCCCCGCGCAATTGTCAGAACCCCCACTTTCCGGCGCAGATCGGGCCTATGCCGCGGGCGATGCTTTCGGGGTTCGAGAGGGTCAGGCCGCAGCAGCCGCAGGGGATCGTCATCGTCGGATCCTCCAGCAGGGCCTTGGCGCGGCGGGCGGCGTCGGCCTTCACGGCCTCGGCCGGGTTCGCCATCGCCTCGACGAGGGCCGGCAGGCGGCTCCGGTCGAAGTCGCGGCCGGGGGCGAAGGTGGAGGCGCCAGCCGGGATCTTGCCGACGTACTGGCCGTTGTCCTTGACGTAGATCGCGCCCGGGTTGTTGCCGTGCGCCGGGGCGAGGCTGAACGTGAACAGGGCCACCATGACCTTTTTGCGGCTCTGGAGCACGGCGCGGATCGCCGTGACGTCGAGGGCCACCGCCTGCTCAGCTTGCTTCTGGACGCGCTCCGCAGCCCACTGGGCGCTGCGGGCCATGCCCTTGGCGATCACCGCCATCTGGTTGTCCGACAGCGCGTGGCCGCCCAGCAGGCGCGTCTGGAAGTCGGCCAGCATCGTGGCGTAGCCCTCGGGAAGCCGGTCGCGGCGGGCGAGGGTGTCGGAGAGCCACTTCAGCTCGGCCTGATGGTCGGCGACGACGCCAGCCTTGGCGACGGCTGTGCGCTGGCGGGCGGCGGCGCGCGTCTCGGGGCTGGTCTTGAAAGACCGCTTGCCGGCGCCCTTGCAGGTGAAGCACTCGCCCAGCGCGCGGCCGCTGTAGCTGATGAAGCGGCCGGTGCCGCGGCACTTGGGGCACGTCTCGGCGAATTCCGGGGTCGTCTCGCGGATGCGGACGCTGGAGGTGTCCTGCGGGAGGGCCTTGGGCTTGCCAAAGGGCACGTTGGCGAGGTCGTCGCCGAAGATGTCGGCGAGGCGGTCGTTGAGGTCGGGCATTGCTATCTCCTATTCGATGTCCCGACTATGAGGCAGTCAGGGGCCGCCGTCAAGCGGCCTGCTGCAGTATTTTCGCGGCCTCGTCGTGGCCCTCGTTGTCGAGCCAGTCCTGCGCCTCGTCCAGCAGGATGCGGTCAGCGAGGTCGCTGAACACGCCGTGATTGCCGGCGCCGGGGTGGAGCGCGATGACCTGCATGTCGGCTCCGAACGTGACCGTCTGCTCGTCTTCCCAGTCCACACCGTCGTGGCTGCCGCCTCGGCTCCAGAGGATCGTGTGCATCAGATGCTCCATTCGAGGTTGCGCCCGCTGCAGTTGGTGAACTCGCGGCCGTCGGATGTGCTGGTGATCACCAGCTTTGAGGGCTCCGCGCCGGGCTGAAAACGGTGCAGCAGGGCGTCTCCGCAGAGGATGTCGTTGTCCTGCCAGCGGGTGGCGCGCACGCGCTCCGTGCGGCCCCCGTAGGTCACTTCGACCGTGCCGCAGGCGTAGACGATGCAGTAGCCCGTCTTGCCGACGATGTGCTCGATGCGGTCGATTTTGAAAGTGGTGCGGTTGATGAATGCCATTACTATCTCCGTTGTCTATGTCCTGATATTAGGGCTTTACCGAGAAGCGTGTCAAATGAATTTTGCCTGCGTCGGAGGCGCGGGCGGCCTCGACGGCGTAGTCGTAGGCGGCGCCCTTGCGCGTGAAACGCCGGGTGAGGCCGTTGTACGGGTAGACGCACCACTTGTTGCCCTTGCCGGCCTGCCTGCTGATCACCGCCGTCAGGATCAGCCCGGCCTTAGGCAGGACAGGATCGACGAAAACGCCGATCTCGACGAAGCCGTCGGTACGACGGTCTTCCTTGAAGGTCACGAAATCGCGGCGGGTCACTTTCAGGGTCTGAATCATGCTACCACCACGCGCCAGTCGTCACCTTCGTAGTAGGGCTTCTGGATCGACACGACCCAGTCGGTGCCCTTGTGCATGTCCCTGAGCTGCTTCTGCAGCTCAAGGGCCTGCGGCTGGTTGCTGCAACGGAACACCATGCTCAAATCCTCGCGGCTTCAAGACGCGCCAGCTCGTCGCGCACGTACTGGACGATTCCGGCCGTGGTCTGGTGCAGGTGGCACTGGTACAGCGACCGAATCTCGTCGCCAACGTACGGCGAGCCGGGCAGGCCGCAGAACCAGTAGTAGCCGTTGCCGCGCACGATTTCGACCTTGAGGTCGGCTTTGGCGAGGGCTCGGTTGACCTTGGCGGGCTGGGTGGCCATTGGAAAGTCTCCGTTGTTGATGCCTCCTTGTACCTGATATTTTGACATTCTGTCAAACATTGATCCGCACTTATTCCGCAGCGCGGTGTGGCGATGCCGGGGTGCGCGACAGTCTGGAACTATGACCCCCTGTCTGAAACCCAATAAAACCGGGGGCGTTGACCTTTTGTCGTCCTCTTTCCTATATTTATTCTATAAATATCGCGAGAGAAAATATAATATAATAGTAGGTATAGGAACCGCGCTATTGCGCGTGTTATTCGTTTCCAATAGAAGAAAAGTCGCTAAAAGCTCAGTCTGGAAAAGACCAGACAGTCTGGAGGGTTATCAGGTGCTGCATCCATGGATCGTGTCACGCGCCCCGAATGCGCGAGATTTTCTTGAGGCCGCCGAGATTGCGGATTGGCGGCGGCGCAAGATGCCCCCGGAAGTCGTGCAGGCGGTATTGGCCGACGCGCGACCGTATGGGGAGATCGCGGCGGCGTGCAATGTAGGGTATCAGACGGTCGCCGCGATCAAGGCGCGGCGTCTGTACGCGCACGTGCCGTTTGCTGGGGAGGTGCCTCGCGGCTCGCGCAGCGCGCTCAGCGCGGAGACGGTGCGGGCGGTGTACCTCGACCCGGCCGCGACGCGCGAGGCCGCCCAGCGCCACGGCGTGAGCCTCTCAAGGGCGCGGCAGATCAGACAAGGCCGCATAGGTGTCGACATCACACACGGCCTGACGTCTCCGAGCGCGGCGCGGCGGGCGCTGGACGCCCGGCATGCGCGCGAGCGTGACGATCTGGATGCCCGGCATGCGCGCGAGCGTGCCGATCTGGGGGCCGCATGAGCGTCAAGCGCCGCGTTTTCACGCCTGACGAAGTGCGCTCAATTCTGGCTGACGCGCGACCGTACAGGGAAATCGCCGCCGCCCACGGTACGTGGAAGCATGTCGTTGCCGCGATCAAGTGGCGGCGAACCTACAGGCACGTTGCGTTCGACGGCGTGATCGTGCGCCACCCCCCACGAAAGAAAAGCCGATTGACGATTTGACATGTGGATAAGTCAGCCGTATAAAGGCTCATCGAATAGGAGATGGAAATGACGACCAGCAAGTTTGTAGACCAGTACGCCGTTGCCGCCGCCCAGCTCAAGGCCGCGCAGAAGACCGTGGATGCCCTCAAGGCGAAGATCCTCGCCCTCGGCGCTGACGAGATCGCGGGCGACAAGTTCGCCCTCAAGGTCACGACTTACGAGATGTCCCGCCTCGACACCGCGATGGTGAAGGGCTGGCTGACTGAGGCCCAGATTGCCGAGGCGACCAAGACCTCGACCGCGAACCGCATCACGGTCGCCGCCCGCGCCAACCAGCGCCTCACCGCGTAGCCCGCAGGGGTGTGCTAAGCGACGCGTTTGGCTTCGCTTAGTACACCCCCGCTGGTCTTTTTTGCCGTTTTGGCGTAGAAGACGATATGACCGATCTTGCAACTGATCTATCTCACCAGCGATTGGCCCGGCTACTCGATGAGATGGACATTTTGAACAGCGAACTGGCGGTTCTGTCTGGCGTCAGCGGGCGCACGGTGTACCGCTGGCTGGCCGGGACGACGCCTGTCCCCCGGTCGGTCGTCGCCATGCTGGAACTGCTCAAGGCAAGGGCGTGATCTGGCGATGGCTCGCCGTGATGCTCGCCCTGCCGACGCTGGTGCTGATCCTGAGCCTGCCAATGGCGTGGCCGGTGTGGCTCGGCGTGTGGGGCGCCCTCGTAATCAAGGGTTTCGGCGGACGGGCACGTACACGCCCGAAATCGCGGACCAGATCCTGCAGATGATGGCCGACGGGATATCGTCACCTAAGATTGCAGCGCAACTGAAGATAAGCGAGTCGACGATCTACGCTTGGATCATCGACGATTACGAAGGCTTCGGGCAGAAATACGCGAGAGCGAAGCACATCGTTGCCTTGAGATGGGCTGACGAAATCAGCGACATCGCGGACCACAAGCGCGACGACTACGTGATGAACGAGGAGGGTAAGATGGTCCTCGACATGGAGGCTGTCGCGCGCTCGCGGCTGCGCATTGACACGCGCAAGTGGCTGCTGTCGAAGGTGTTGCCCAAGGTCTACGGCGAGAAGGTGATCACCGAAATCACCGGCAAGGACGGCGGGCCCATCGAGACGCAGGCGACGAGGATCGACGTGCTGGCGCTGGCACCCGAGCAGAGAGATCAGTTAAAAAACATCCTGCTGCAGGCAACGAAGGGAAAGACCGAAGATGAGAGCCGTTAGCGACCTGCACTTTCACATCGGCGACACGGTCCACAGGTTCGCGCCCAAGGCGGCCTTGGCCAGCGACCTGCCGTATCTGATGCTGCTGCTGATGGCCTTGACGCAGCCCCGCAGTGCCTTCGACGTCGAGGGCTACCTTACCAAGCACGACCTCTGGTACTGTTTCCCGGAGGTCGATTGATGTACGCTGAGGCCATGAAGGCGCCTGTTCTTCCCGCCCCCGACTTGCTGCGCACCGCCATGCGCGCGGGCGTCGAGGTGGGCTGGGAGGCGCATACCGGCGCCTGTTACGCCCAGATCACCGACGAGCGCAGCACCCGGCAGCGCGCCGCCTTCGAGGCGCTGATGTCCAACGTCTACGCCCCCGACATCATGTACGGCAGCTACTACGCCGGCGACTATTCGAGGCTGCAATGACCCCCTACTGCGTCGACTGTATCCATCGGTGGCTCAACGGCGACGGCCTGAACATGTGCGGGCGCCCCACTGAGACGCCGGGGCCAAAATACTGTTTCAGCGAGCGCGCGAACCCGCCTGACCCCGGCCGCGATGTCTGCGGACCTCGCGCCCAGTATTTCGAGCCCAAGCCGTGACCGACGCTCAAATCCTGCAGGCGTTCTACGATCACTGGCACCTGCGCGAGGAGAACCGGCAGCGCATTCGGCTCAACGCGCCGACGCGCACGCGTTACTGGCGCGCATGGACCTAGCGGACCTCAACCCGTTCGAGACGCTGCGCGAGATCGAGCGGGTCGAGTGTGAGACGTCGTTGTACACGTTCACGCAGAAAGCGTGGAAGTACGTCGATCCGTCGCCGTTCACACACGGCTGGCCCCTTGAGGCCATGTGCGAGCACCTCGAAGCGGTCGTCGACGGCGACATCCGCAAGCTGCTGATCAACATCCCTCCGCGCTGCGGCAAGTCGAGCATCGTCAGCGTCTGCTTCCCTGCGTGGGTCTGGACGCAGCGCGAGATCAGCGCCGTCTCGGGCCCGCAGGTGCCGCTGCTGCATGCGTCCTACGCGATGTCGCTGGCGATGCGCGACAGTGTCAAGACGCGCCGCCTGATCGAGAGCCCGTGGTATCAGAGACTGTGGGGCTCTCGCTTCCACCTCGTGGGCGACCAGAACACCAAGGGCCGCTTCCAGAACAGCCAACGCGGCGAGCGGTTGATAACCGCAGTAGATGCTCGCGTGACTGGCGAGGGCGGCAACATCATCGTGGTGGACGACCCTAATGCCGCGAACGAGGCCCTCTCCGAGGCGTTGATCGAAACGACCAACGAGTGGTGGGACGGCACGATGTCGACCCGCCTCAACGATGCGCGCACCGGCGCCTACATCGTCATCCAGCAGCGGCTGGGCGAGGAGGACCTGACGGGTCACATCCTCGACACCGACGATGGGTGGACGCATCTCATGCTGCCGATGGAGTACGAACCCGAGCGCGCCTTCGTGACCAGCATCGGCTGGGAAGACCCGCGCACTGAGGCAGGCGAGCTGCTGTGGGAGGAACGGTTCGCGGCCGAGCAGGTGGAGGTGCTGAAGAAGCGCCTAGGCCCGTGGAAGGCTGCGGGGCAGCTACAGCAGCGCCCCGAGCCGAAGGGCGGCGGCATCATCAAGCGCGACTGGTGGCAGCTACACGACGCGCCGTACTTCCCGCAGTTCGATTACGTCGTCGCGAGCCTCGACACCGCCTTCACGACGAAACAGGAAAACGACTTCAGCGCACTGACCGTGTGGGGCATCTTCACGAGCGACACCGTCGCGCAGCCGTCAAAGCAGGTCATCCGAGGCGAGCGCCTGACCAACGTCGATTCGCGCGAGTACGGCAATCAGGCCCCCAAGGTCATGCTCGTGAACGCATGGCAGGAACGGCTGGAGCTGCACGACCTCGTGCTGCGCGTCCAGAAGACGTGCAAGGAAATGAAGGTTGATCGCCTGCTGATCGAGGACAAGGCCGCAGGCCACAGCGTTGCGCAGGAGCTGCGGCGCCTCTTCGGCTACGACGGCTTCGCCGTCCAGCTCGTCAATCCCGGCGCGCTTGACAAAGTCGCGCGCGTCTATGCCGTGCAGCACCTGTTCGCGGAGGGTATGATCTTCGCGCCCGACCGCCAGTGGGCCGAGATGGTGATCGGCCAAACCTCGACGTTCCCTCGCGGCAAGCACGACGACCTCGTCGACACCGTATCGCAGGCTCTGACGCACCTACGGCAGGCGTCGATGCTGACGCGCAGCAGCGAACACATTGCCGAGGTGGGCGAAAGTTTACGGCACAGAGGCGCGCCGCCTCAGAGCCTGTATGGCATCTGAAAAGCGTTGACATCCTGTCACTATTCTGAACGGCATCCGGTGTGGTATCCTTGCATTCCCACGAGGTTTCTGAATGGCGCTAGTGCCGGGGTTGAGCCCCAACATCCGCTTGGTCGAGCCTGACCCCGACGCCCTGCCGCCGGGCGAGGATGTCGTTGTTGAGGACGCGCCCGAGGGCGCCGACGTCGAGCACCTCGACGACAAGGGCAACGTCATCCAGATCGAACACGACGACGGTAGCATCACGATCAGCCTCGACGGCAAGCCGGTCGAGGAGAGCGCCGACGAAGACAACGCCGAGTGGTTTGGCAACATCGTCGACAAGATCGACGAGGGCGAGCTGTCGCGCATCGCCGACGAGCTGATCCGTGGCATCGGCGACGACAACGACAGTCGCAAGGACTGGATCGAAGACCGCGCGCAGGGCATCAAGCTGCTGGGCCTGAAGATTGAGGTGCCGGGCATCGGCGGTTCCGCCGAGGGCGCGCCTGTCGAGGGTATGAACCGCGTCCGCCACCCGCTGCTGCTCGAAGCCGTGCTGCGCTTTCAGGCGAACGCGCGCTCCGAGCTGCTGCCGACTGACGGCCCGGTCAAGATCAGGATCGACGACAACAACGGCACGCACCAGACCAACCAGATGGCTGATGCGCTGGAAAAGGACCTCAACCACTACCTGACGGCCATCGCGACCGAGTACTACCCCGACACCGACCGCATGCTGCTGATGCTCGGCTTCGGCGGCCTCTCGTTCAAGAAGGTGTATTTCTGCCCGCTGCGCAACCGGCCGGTCAGCGAATCGATTGACGCCGAAGACCTGATCGTCAACGCGGCCGCGACCGACATCCGCAGCGCCAAGCGCGTGACGCATCGCGTCCAGATGCGGCCCAGCACCGTGAAACGCCTGCAGATTCTGGGCGTCTATCGCGACGTGACGCTCTCGACGCCGATGCCGCAGGAACTGGACAGCGCGCAGCGTGAGAAGAAGGCGCAGCAGGGCGTTGAGCCCGAGGCGCTGAACCCCGAGGACCGCGACCGCGAAATCTACGAGTGCTACTGCGAGCTGAACATCAAGGGCTACGAGCACAAGTGGAAGGGCAAGGAGAGCGGCCTCGAAATCCCGTGGCGCGTGACCATCGACGTGAGCAGCAAGCAGGTCCTGTCCATCGTCCGTAACTACGACGAGGACACCGCCGAGCTGCCCGAGGCGCGGCCCGTGTTCGTGCCGTACACGTTCGTGCCCGGCTTCGGCTTCTATCCCATCGGCCTGCTGCACATCCTCGGTAACACGACGAACGCCATCACGGCCGCGTGGCGCGAGCTACTCGACGCGGGCATGTACGCGAACTTCCCGGGCTTCCTGTTCAGCGACGCCGGCGGCCGCCAGAACACGAACATCTTCCGCGTCCCGCCGGGCGGCGGCGCGCTCGTGAAGACGGGCGGCATGCCGCTCAATCAGGCGATCATGCCGCTCCCGTACAAGGAGCCGAGCGGCGCGCTGATGACGCTCGTCGACAACATCGCCACGACCGGCGCCCGCTTGGGCGGCACGAGCGAACAGCAGGTTGGCGAAGGTCGCGCGGACGCGCCGGTGGGCACGACGCTGGCCCTGATCGAACAGTCGCAGAAAATCCTGAACAGCGTCCACAAGCGCATGCACGCGGCGCAGGCCGAGGAGTTCCAGCTCCTCGTCAAGTGCTTCAAGGAACACCCGGAAAGCTTCTGGCAGCGTAATCGTTCGCCCGCGTATGCGTGGGACGAGAAGACCTTCCGCGACGCGCTTGACATGTACGCGCAGTCGCTGGTGCCGCAGGCGGACCCGAACACGGCGAGCCACACGCAGCGCATCATCAAGGTCATGGCGCTGAAGCAGCTGCAGGGCATGAGCCCGCAGCTGTACGACGCCAAGGCCGTCGACACGGCGGCGCTGCAGGCGCTGGGGTGGAACAACCCGGAGCAGTTCTTCGTGCCGCCGGCGGCCATGAACCAGCCCCCGCCCGAAATCCTGAAGGGCATCGAGGAGCTGAAGCTCAAGCACGGCGACCAGCAGATCAAGCGCGAAGCGATGCAGATGAAGGGGCAGGCCGACGCCGCCAAGATGCAGCTCGATCAGGCGAAGCTGCAGCAGGACGGGCAGCTCGGGCAGGCCAAGCTGCAGATCGAGGCGAGCAAGCCCGCGACGGGGCTGGCGCCGCCCGAGGACAAGAGCCAAGAGCTGGCCCTGAAGGCCGCCGACATCGCCTCGAAGGCGAAGGACGTGCAGTTCAAGCAGGAGCGGGCGCTCAAGGAAGACGAGAACCGCGACCTTGAACGGCAGGCAGAGCTGCAGGAGGCCAACCTGCGTCTGGTGGGCGACCTGATGAAGACCAAGACGGCGCAGGCGCATGCGACGACCGAGCGCGAGGCGCAGCACGCCCACGAGAAAGAAATCGCGCGCATGAAGCCGAAGGTGAAGTCGGATGGCTAAGGACGTCCGCCGCGCCTTGATGATTGCGTCGGAGCCGCTCAAGGTTCCGTCGACCTACGCCTCGATGGACCCCGACGCGCGCGCGGCGTGGAAGACCGACCAGATGGCGCGCGAGGGCCACGGCAGCTTCTCTCCTCCCGGCACGCCCGAGCGCGAGGAGAACTTCAACCGCTGGCACGGCAACAGCAAGATCCGCGACGGCGAGGGCAACCCCCTGCGGCTCTACCACGCCACGCCCAAGAGCTTCGACACGTTCATCCCCGGCGGGCCGAACCCCGCGAACGAGATGCCGAGCGGCCCCGCGACGTGGCTGTCGCCGTACCCCGACAAGCAGCCGGCGGGGCATCACGTCGGCGGGTTCGAGGACAAGTTCAAGAGCGGCGCCAACGTGATGCCGGTGCATGCCGACATCCGCAACCCGCTCGTGATCGACAACAAGAGCATGCGCGACTGGGCTCGACAGAGCTACGCCAAAGGCAGCGGAGAGTTCCCGCTGCTGATCTCGCCAGAGTCGCGCAAGATGCTTTTGGAAGACGGCTATGACGGGATCCTCTGGGCCGGGTTCGACGCCACGGCGAAGGACGAGGCGTTCTACGACGACCACGGCATCGGCGAGCACCCCAGCAAGGACGAGGAGATCATCGCGCTGCACCCTCCGGGGCGCGCGCAGATCAAATCGGCTATCGGCAACCGGGGGCAGTATGACCCCGAAGACACGCACGTGAACTACGCCCGCGGCGGCGACGTCGGGGCCAAGCGCGCCTTGATGATCGCGCGCGACCAGCGCGCCCTGCTGCGGCGCATCGCCAACATCTATCCGGGCCCCGGCGGGGGCATGGACCCGTCGCCGGGCGGCGGGGGCTACGCCGGGCCGGGCGGCGGCAAGTATATCGGCCCCTCGCGACTGGCTACCGGCGGCCGCACGGGCCACAACGGTGGGCCGGCGCTCGATGAAGTGCCGCCCTTCAAGCTGCACAGCGGCGCGGCCAAGATCATCGGCGCCAAAGGCCAGAAGAAGGCCACGCCGCAGCAGTACGCGGCGATGCCGGGCATCAAGCCCGACGAGCTGAAGCACTCCAAGTTCGACACGCTGGGCACGAAGGCCCTTCCCCGAGAGGAGGTGATCAAGCACCTTGAGGACAATGCGGTTCCCCTTGAGGAGACGCAGCTTGGCGGCGAGGATACCAAGTTCGGCGGCGACCCCACTCTGACCCTCCCCGGCGGGGAGAACTACCGCGAGGTGCTGCTGCACACGCCGAGTGAGCGCACGTCGTTGGCGGCAAGAGCGAAAACCGCGCGCGCAGAGAAAGACCGTCTGGTCGCTGAATATGGGGATAATAGCGATCCTGAAGCGGCGAAAGAGATCATGTCGCGTCTGACGCCGGCGCAAAAAGAGTATTACGCGGCCATGGACGCGTTGCGCGAAGCCCCCGATCATTTCACAGCGGGGCACTGGGAGCAGCCCAACGTCCTCGCGCACGTCCGCATGTCTGACCGCGTGGGGCCGAAGGGCGAGAAGATCCTCCACCTTGAGGAGGCCCAGAGCGACTGGGGCCAACAGGGGCGCGATCAGGGGTTCAAGACTGATGCAACCCAGCGGTATGAAGAGTGGCGCAACGGCGCGCTGGAGCGCGCCAAGCAGAAGCTGGCGGCGCAGCAAATCCCTGCAGAGACTGCGGAAAATTTCCTGACGGCTATGGGGATGGGCAACCGACAAGTCGGGCACGATGCGTTGGCGAAATACGTAGGCGAGAAAGAACACGCCGATGCGCTCTGGAAAGCGCATCTCGAAAATCAAGGCGCACTGCCGGTGGGCCCCTACGTCGACAACACCCAGAAGTGGACCGACCTCGCGCTGAAGCGCGTGCTGCACGAGGCCGCGCACGGCGGCTACGACAAGATCGTCGTCACGCCGGGCGACGAGCAGAACAAGCGGTACGACCTGAGCAGTCAGGTCAAGAACATCACGTACTTCCCCGACATCGGCTACCTGAACGCGGAGACACACGACGGCAGGGGCATTGACGAGCACGACGTGAAGCCGGGCGATCTGGCCAAGCACATCGGCAAGGAGGCCGCCGACCGGATCCTGAAGCAGAACCCGCAACGCTACGACGGCCGCGGCCGGCTGGGCGGCGAATTCTACCACGAGCTTGAGGGTGACGACCTCAAGATGGGCGGCGCGGGCATGCGCGGCTACTACGACAACATCCTTCCGAAGCGCCTGCAGGCCCTCGCGCAGCAGCACGACCCGCAGGCGAAGGTGCAGCTGGGCGGCTACACTATCGAATCGAAGGACTACGCGCCGGCCACGGGCTACACGGACAACAACAAGCAGCTGCACAGCCTCGACGTCACGCCGCAGATGCGCGACAGCATCAAGGGCAACGGCTTCAGCTCGTTCAAGCGCGGAGGAGATGTAGGGATGCGCCAGCGTTACGCTGACGGTGGAGGGGCTGATAATCCGGTTGTATCTCGCGCCCTCGACCTTACGTCGCTGGCCCAGCCGCGCAGCCCCATAGCGCAGGCACAGTCGGCGCTGCGCAACATCACGACGCAGCCGACCGAAGTCGGCAAGACCAGCGTCAAGTCTCTGTCAGACGCTTTCGACAAAGGCATCTCCGAGCATTTGGCATTGAAGCCTGCGGACCGCATCGCTAACAGCAAGCGTGCCGCCGATTCGCTGGGGGCGCACATCGGGCGTCTGCAGACGGGTCGCCCGGTGCCGCTGCTTTCCAAGAACGCCAAATTGCTGAAGTCGGAGACAGGCTACGGCGATGAAGAGCCGGTGCAGCTGCCTGATGGGCGCGGCGTTGAGACTGTGGGTCTGGCGTTGGCTCCTGCTTACGAGGAAGGTAAGTTTACCACCTGTCCGAATTCCGCGTCGTGCAAGGCAGAGTGCCTCGGCAAGACGTCGGGTAACTACTTTAAGGTCGGCGGTGGCAAGGATCTCAGCGCCTTCAAGGGGCCGCGCCTCAACAGCCTGAAGAAGACGATAGGCATGCTGCGTGACCCCGAGAACTTCGCTGTGCGCCTCAACGACGAGATCGAGTCTGCCAAGCGTGAGGCGGCAATGAACGGCAACCACCTCGGCATCCGCCTCAATGTGCTGTCGGATCTCAATCCGCGCATTCACAAGGCGATCATCGAGAACCACCCCGACGTGACGTTCTACGACTACACCAAGAACAACACGAACCCGATTGCGCCAAACCATCATTACACCTACTCGTCGACCGGCGTGTCGCAAGACGGTGTCGATAACCCGCACAGCAACTGGAAGCAGATGCGCAAGCGTCTTGATACTGGGTCAAATGTCGCCATGGCATTCAGCGACCGCGAACATCTACCCGAGATGGTTCACGACGAAGAGACTGGGAAGCACTACAAGGTTGTGAACGGCGACAAACACGACTTCCGCCCGCTCGACATCCAGCCACGGGGTGCCGACGGCGTCATTGTCGG